TAGTAAGGGCATGGAAACATGGAAAGCAAACAACCTGGACGGATTAGTCGCTGCCAAGGTGAAAGAACTTCATCCTGACGCCGATCCTAAGGATATTGCACTTAATAAACTCCAAGCACAACTAGATAAGATGCAAAGCGACTCTTCACGCAAGGACTTAACCAATAAGACTCTTAAACAATTCCAAGACAAAAAACTGCCAACCGATCTAGTAGATTTCTTTATTGGGCAAGCACGATGAATCCACCCAAAAAAACCTAGACAAGTTTTTAGCAACGATGGCAGCGCATGACGAAGCAATAAAGCTGGAATTTGCCAAGGGTAGTTCATACATCCCTCCTAAGGGTGGAAATGCAAACTTAGGAGCAGAAGAAAAGATGCGCGCGGAAATATCTAAATTTATGAAATAAATTAATGAAAGAGGTTTTATCAAATGGCTTTAAATACTTTAGCTTACTCAACACTGTTTATGCAGGAACTCGATAAACAACTCGTAGCAGGTGCAACTTCCGGCTGGATGGAAGGCAATGCAGGACTCGTGATCTACAACGGTGGGAACACGGTTAAAATTCCAAAGATCGCTATGGATGGCATGGGTAACTATAACCGCGGAACTGGATTCGTCGGTGGCTCTGCTACCCTTACCTATGAAACAAAAACTATGGGTCAAGATCGCGGACGCACATTCTCCCTCGACTCGATGGATGTCAACGAAACAAATTTTGTTGCAAACGCTTCTAACCTTTATGGGAGAGTTTCAGCGCACAATGGTCATTCCTGAGATTGACGCTTATCGGTATTCCACAATCGCAGCCCTCGCTGTAGCAAATGCAAGCGTTAGCAATGGATATACTCCTGCTAAGGCAGACATTTATTCCAGACTCAAGGCTGATATTGCCACTATTCAAGACGCTATTGGTGCTGTTCCCTTGGTTATTACAATGTCAATTGCAAATCTTGCGCTCCTAGAGGGTTCAACAGAAATTACTCGCCGTTTAGATGTTGGTGCATTTAGCGGGACTATCCTCTCGGAAGTTAAGAAAATTGACGAGTGCAGCATCATCGAGGTTCCTTCTGCTCGTTTGAAAACCGCGTATGTGTTCAACGATGGTGTAACAGCTGGGCAAATTGTCGGAGGCTTTGTTCCTGCCGGAGTAACGAAGAATGTAAACTGGATTATCTGTGCTGCTACTGCCCCTATCGC